CTAACTCCATTGTATGTGTCTCTACCGACAATGGCAATTTGAACAAAATTCCCCCAATCCCCTCTACTTTTTGCAATGAAAGCTATTTCAGAACCATTTTCAGGTCTTCCAACATCAAATGTATTATCTTCATTTCCAAATTCATCAGGGTCTTGTGAATCTAAGTCTGATAATTGATATCCATTACCTGAAGTATATTGAGTAAATGTTCCCCCTGATGTTACTGTTCCATATGCCCCTGAAAAGGTAGCACTTGGAGCTAGAACTCTTGTACAATACAAATTATTACCATACTGAAGAAAACCTGCCCCTGCCATGATATCTTCATAGGATTGTCCATGATATTCATCGGTATTTGCTTCTTCAGGCAATCCAAAGACTTGAGTTAATTCATCAATATCATTAATTAACTGAACTTTTAATTCTGGCCCTTTCCAAGTATCTCTTAAAACTAACACTCCAATGGAAGTGGCTACAGCAGGAATAGTAGTTGTCAAATCAATTTCATTCACATCCACTAAAGGACTTAAATACATAGTCATAATCATTTCCCCCTAAATTTTATTTCGGATAAATCCGAAAGCTTTACTTTTCACTTATATTTATAAAAATTTAACAAAATAATCAATTTTTTAAGGCCCACCACCTGAAACAGATAAACTTGAACTACTCGTAGAAGATGAAGATGAAGATGAGCTATATCCGAATATTGGATTATTCGTCCATCCGGTTTCTCTTATAAGAAAATAATCATAATTAAAATTGACAGTACTTTCTAAAGTGATATCTCCTTCTCTTTGAGAAAAGGAAACTTCTCCTAATGTTGCAGGCCAAATGTCTATAAATCTTAACTCTAAAACTGCATTTGCATAATTATCAGTAACAACTAATGCAGCATCTACCCCATATCTATGATGCTGTTCTGCTATCTTATCGAAATTATTATTAATATATGCCATCCATTTAAATAATAATTTCCAGTTTTCTAATCGTGAGTCTACTACAAAGCTAACTAACCAAGGATCAAACTCAATTGGTTCCATTGAGTGCCTTGTTTTGTTTCCCTGCCACCTTAATTCTTCTGTAGCAATCGAAAGAGAAGGAATAACAGCAGAAAAGATATTCATAACAAATGGATTATTAGCACTAATGGATGTTTGCTCCGGTATCAATGGAAAGATCAACTGATAATTCGTAGGAGTTGCCTTATCCATATTACTTAAATTGGATGAGTTGCAAGTAATCATTTAATATCCCTTTACTCTTAATGCTGCTGTATATTTATATGGAACTTTATTCCATTTATTTACTTCTGCTTTTTCATGCCCCTTAACTGTAAAGTCAATGGCTTTCTTATCACCTTTATTAAGATTGTTTTTGCCAAAATGCTGAATCATATTACCGTCTATGTCTCTCATTACAGTAATTGAACTTTGTCCATATTGAGTGTCAAAGAAATTTTTTCTTAAAACTTCAATATGAATTCCTTTCATTTTTTCTCCAATAACTCCCAACCATTCACTTTTTTTAAGCTCATTAGCACTTGCTGTTTCTTTTTCATTTCTAGCTATATTTTCTTTATTTACTTCATTTCTAAAATCTTCTACCGCTTGATTTTCTTGCCTTTTCCATAATCTTTTTGTTTTAGAATGATCCATTTCTGATGAACTTCCACCATCATGATAAATAAACCCGTACTTATATTCCTCTCTTACTCCAACATCATCAATCAGATATCCCCATTCTACCCTTCTGAATCCTTGTCCTGCTCCCCTTTTACCGAATATCATAGCTGCATTAACTTCCACAAAATAATCATCCGTTGTAGCATTAGTATTAATACCCCTCATTTTTTTTAAATCAGAAGGTTTCATAACTAAAGCATCTATTTTTCCTTCCCCTGAACCTCTACTTGAACCTATTTTATTGTATTTCCATTGCTTTTCTAACAAAAACCATCTTTGTTTAGTACTTTTGAATATACCATTATTCTTCATAATACCTTTGATGGTTCTATGATTATCAGAATCAGCACCGGACATATATTCAAATCCAGAACCTTCATCTAATTGTAATTCTAATTGCAATTCTTCTATAAATTCTTTTTCATTTAAATATTGTTTTAGTCTCATTTTCTCATCTCCCATTTACCACTTTCATGTCTTCTGTAGGAAACAATATCATTTCCTTTTTGAACTATTATTAATGATATATCATTGTTTGTTTTGAATTGTTTAACTATATCATTTGCAGTTTTTTTATCTATTGCAGAAGACATTGCTTTTGTTTTATCAGGAAAATATCTATCAAATCCACCTATGATATATTTTGTTCCATCATTTTCTAATCCTGCTCCATTGGAATTAGCTTTTTCTACAGCTTTTCTCAATATATCGGATTTATATTTATATTCTTCCATTAATTGTCTAAACTTCATTTTTTCTCTCCTAAAACTTAGGAACTTAAATTAGCTCATGGTTCAAATAGAGTATACTTGACTAGTAAATCTCCATCCTCAACCTTTCCTTTAAGTTCATATGTTAATCCACCTGAAGCACCTGATGAGAATGTTGAAGTAGTGTCTTTAATATAACTTGTAAATGATGTTCTATCGGGAAAGTAACTTCCATAAATCTTTTCAATGAGACCTGTATCACTTGTAGGTTGAAAGAACCAAGTTTGGACTTCAAAATCTAAGGTATAGTTGATTACCCTATACTCTAAATCTGCCATTTCATGACTAACTTCAGGAGTTGCACTTCTGAAAATAATTTTAACGTCAAATGCTGTATTAAGTTCTTCTATTGCAACCCTTACAAAAATATGTGGACAAAAGAATGGTAGTATTTGTTCTAATATCTGATCTGTATCCACCATATGTAAAGACCAGATGTTCATAGTAAATGTTAGGTTATATGGACAGGGATGGATGTATTTTGAAAAAGACCCTGATTCGAAATTACATTCAGAAGCAAATTCATAAAAGCTATTGACTTTTCTATCTGCTGCCCAATCAATAGAGCTAATATAAGCAGTTATCATTGGCAATACTTCATCATCTTTTCTCTCATTTAGCCAATAATAAACTTTCTCCTTAACAGAATGCTTAATAGGAACTTCAATGAGTCTATCTACTGTTTTACCATCTGCTGCATATCTGGCAATCTTGATATCATTGAATGCATCGAAAAACTGTACTATGGTTTTTCTGAAGACATTAAAAAAGAAATACTGTTTCATTATCTACTCTCTATTTTTTGATCTGGATATCCTTCTAAATTATTAACATCACTTGTTAGTCCTTTTAATTCCCCTTCTATAGAACCTACCCATTTTGTTAATTCTTTTAGAGCTTTCTTTTTAATAGCCAATGATTTGTTTTGCCTTGCTGCATCAGCAAGTTTTTCAGCATATATAATAACCTGCTTACATTGTATTGCTATTCTATCAGCACCTTTAGCATACAATTCATACCCTACACCTTCACCTAAATATTTATCTATTAAGTTCATTTTCTTACTCCTTATCCTTTCTTTTTAAATCATATTCATTATCTTTCGAATATTTAACTTTTTCATAATTGATTGTTGGTATTTTACCTTCACCTAAATATTTTTTCCCTGTAATTGTATCTTTATCTTTTTTAGTTGCAATATAAGTTTTTCCCTTAACTTGGAAAGATTCACCTTTTTTAATTAACTTAAATTCATCCCTATCAGGTTGATCAAGATCATCTTTTTTAAAAGTCATTTCTTTTGCTTCACCTAAATATTTATCTATTAAATTCATTTTCTTTTCCTCCTTTATATTTGCTCCACCTGATCGAACTACTTCTTTAAAGAAGTCTCTTGTCCATTCACCTAATTGATTTCTTTTATTTACATATAATGCAAATGCTTCACAAAATGCTTCTTCTGTATTCTTTCTTGCATAATCAGTTATGAATTCTATATGAATACGTTCTCCAACATAATCTAATAAATCTTTCAATGATGTGCTATATGATATTGTATGAACTAAAAATTGATATATAGTTTTTATATTTGGGTCTTTTTCATTCTTTTTTATTAAAGCATCTAACCTTGCTCTTTCTTCTTTTTTTATCCCTGAATATTCATTTGGATCATCATATTTCTGTTCAAATTTACCTTTTATGTATTTATTAAAGAAATCTTCAACATGATGTTTCTCTACGTTAGTGAATTTCTTCCAAATTGCTTTGCCCCATGCTTCTTGAGCACTTTTAGTTAATGATCTTCTAAAGAACCTATGCCCAAGTTCATGAACTAAAGTATGGAGTGCTGATGATTGATCCACCATACCCCATGTATATATTGCTAATGTATCATCTGAGGAAATATATTCACCTCCCTTATCACCACCAAAACCCGGCTTCTCTACTAAACGTAATCTAACAGTTAATCCCCTTAGTGAGTCTTTAAATCCTGCCTGTTTTATTGCTTTAACTGCCTTTGGTACTGTATCAATGAATAATTTTAATTTCTTTTTTGCCCAATCATCTGTATCTCTATCTGTTGTTATGAGAAGATTTATACCTGCAATGTTTATTTGTTCTCTTTTATCGGGAGTTACTAGATCAAATTGATATTTTATTA